TACTGGGTCGGATTAAATGCCGGGTTGGTAGCAAAACTATCATCGGCTGCAGTTACATAAAGTTTGGAGTCCTCGTTGCCAAGTGCTGCTTTAATTTTATGCTCTGTATATGAACCCATTGATGTAATAGGTGTGCGTACTGTCTGGCTGTTTAGTACTGAAGGTCGGATGATTTTGCGCGCTGCTTCTACTGTTGTTGCAGCCACTTCCTCGGTCTGATCCTCGTCTGGAGTTTCGGGGGCTGTAGTCACAGCGGCCTCGCTTTCTGTTTCGGTTTCGGTTTCGGTTGTTGTGCTGGTTGTGGTACTTGTTGTTACGCTGGTTTTTGTTGTTGTAGATACTTCAGCATCTACAATTTCTGCCTGCGCAGCAATTCTTTGCACGGCTGCTGACGAAAATGCCGCGGACTCAACCAGCGACACCTCGCGCAAAGTAGCAGCCGTCACCAGGAGATAATCGCCTTTTGGCTCTGATGCAGATACTTCCACACCAACGGATAGGCCATCCATCAACTGCTCCTGGGCTAGCAAAATTGCATCTGAACCGGCGGTGCTGCGACTCACTGAAAAACTTGCATACATGCCGTCTTTTTTTGACTCAACACTACGCATGCGCCCTACAACTTTGGAGTTGTCGTGCGACATTAGCAATTTAACTTTATCAACATTAGGGATGTTTATGCTGCCTTCTTGAAAGACAACCTTGCCTGCACTGGTATAGCCAACTTCACCATAAGGTGCAATTTTGCCAGCGATCATGCGGCTTTCGCCATCGCTTGCAGTAATAGATGCGCTAAATGTTAAATGCATCGCTGTCTCCATTTCCGTAAGGGGTCATGCTTTCCATTTCACGTGCAGTTTCAATATCAATTAAATCAAGCGTTAGCATTTTTTCGATAGCATCCAAACGCGCCATAGTATCTGCGCGTAAAAATGTTTCATCAATGTTGAACTTAACGACATTACCGTGTGCGGTTATATCATCCATGCTAAGGCGTTCCTCAACTGCACAAATAAACGGCTGCAGCGAATAAGCAACATATTCTTTACGGCTATCCAAGACATTTTGATAGGTCATGCTGTTATTCATATCGGCGCTTACCATGAAGGCCGGGATGTTCATTAATCTGGAAATTTCCGTACTGAGGTACTGGCTACTTTCGTTGTAGGTCATTTCCTTAGGAGAAAAACCAACTGTTTGGTAATCCAAAGTGCTAGTCAAATAAGCAGTACTGCGATTTTGGCGTGCTGATTTGAAGGCTGCCAACAAACCTTGCACCTGCGCTTCAGGTAGGTCAGCACCCTGGTTGCGGATGATCCCGGTAGGCATCGGTGTAGCCGCTGCAACTGCCGCAGCCTTTTGTACATCTAATGCGGCTTGAATTGTGCGCGCACCAGTTTCCAATACACCAGGTAACAAAGATTGAAATGTAACTAAACTGCCAATACCGGACATTGGTACTTGCTTGCCATCAACTGCGTAATACGCAACTTCATAACCCATAGCATCTGTTGTAACTGTTACGCGAGTATTTGCAACCCACTCAAAACCTGAAGGGCGGCCATCATCGGCATACAAAGATGTAACGCGCCAATATGCAACACCATAGAAAATTAAACTATCAACTGTGTAAGCAAGAGTTACTGCACGCGGTTGTCTAATATCAGGCTGTTCTAGCCATAGTGGGCTTTGTAATTGCTGGCCTGTAGATTTTTTGTACAACTCCAAAGGCAAATAGGAGATAACTCCACAGATAAGGTTTCTGCATCTTGATACGGTACTGACCTGCAGTGCAGTAGCGCGATCCATAAAACCTGCGCCATAACCATTGTTATACATGCCGCCGTAACTGTATTGGCCTGCGCCAAAACGATCCGACATAATGGCAGGGGCTAGTTGTGCATCGATCTGCACTTTGTCTTTACTACGGATGCCAAAGGTTTCTAGTAATCCCATGCCACAATTTTCTCAGTTTGTAAAGCACCAAACAGGGATGCCTGCGGCGTGTCTAAATGTAGATTTTGGCCTCACTAATTGGCTTTGAAAGGTGCAATACAACCATCGCCATACCAATAGGGGCGGCCACGCTCCCCTGTGATTTTTTGCGCACAATACGCCAGCCTGAGTCTTTACTGCTGCTAGCCACATTAAGCATTTGTTGATCCAACTCAGGTTGCACACCATGCACCACGCGCTTGTTATCAATCGCATCTTTAAAAGTGCTGCATGCGGTATAAAACTGCGCCCCTACGCAGGCCTCGACCATAAGCCCGGAATTCTTTAACCGTTCGGCAATAGCGGCAGTGGTATAGGAGTCATGCAAAATTAATCTTGGCTGCCATTTATCTGCCTCGGCTTTTATGTCTACCGCTATCTGCAACTCGTTTACGGCTATCTCGCTTTCCCATGTTTTGACCAAAGCCAAGCCAATACGGCCATCGGGTAGCAAAGCACCTGCAACTAGGCTGGCCGATCTGCGCGTGTGTGGGTCTACGTCATAGGCAAACATCATCTGCATGCCCGGGGTCATAACCATTTCAGCATCGGCCAAATCTTCCCAACTGCCAGGAGTCCAGGGGCTAGTCATGCCAGTGTTTACAAACTGGCACAAAGTCTCAGTACGCGCTGCCATGATTGTGCTGGTGGCAATCGTTTCCTCAATGGCTTCCTCGCTAATCAACAGCCCTAACGATGGATTGGCCTGCGCCCATGCGCTCCTATCCCAAATATCACAATTTTCACTAGCACTGTATTCGTAAAAGCCTAGTGATTTAGGTGGTTTGGCCATAGACCTTTCGCGCATGTGTAACAGCACATCGCTATCGGCTGCCCCGGCGTTCGATGTATAAAAGCGTTGGCTATTAGGCCGCGTTAGCGTTGTGGACTTACTAGCATCCATCGCCGCTTCGTTTACCTCGCGCAACTCATCGATCCAAAGCACATCCGCAGTTAAACCCCGGCTGGAGTCAGAATTTGCCGCAACCACTTCAAGTACAGCGCCGTTTTCTAGGATCAGGCGCTCTTTGCCGTTGCTCTTACGGTAGGCCGACTCAATCTTGCCATCCTTAACCTGCGCTAGTAAGAAATCGTTGCGTGCCACAATATCGGCAATAATTTCTAGCGACTTCTCGGCCATGCGCCGCTGGCTCGACATTATCAATATGTTGCGCTCATCAAAGCAAAACAGGCCTGCTAGCACACGCATGCGCAGCATGTGGCTTTTGCCTGATTGCCGGGCGCAGATGAACAAACTCGACTTCTTAATAAACTTGCCTTCATCATCGATGGCACACATATCATCAAGAATTAGTTTTTGCCAGGGTAGTAGGGGTTGCCCAATACGCTCGGCCAACTCAGCAATTTCACCGCCCCGGGTTTTGGTGTTTAACCAGGGTGTGTGAAGGCGTGGGTACAAAGCCCCCATCAGCGGCGGTTTAGTTTCTGCCTCAGCCGTACTCATTGGCTACCAATACCGCGAGTCATTGGGCTTTCGTGGGTGATTGTTACCGTTCCCTGCAGGGAGATACGTTCTGCACAATCAGGGGGGGTAGGCGCAGTGGCTAAAAAAACACGCATAGGCTTGGCTGCTTTACGCCTATTACAATCACCACAACAGGCTACTAAGTTGTCCATATTAATAGCGTTGTGTAATGAGTCATCGATTGCCAAAGGCACAACATGATCCACCTGGTTAGCCTCACCCTGGCAGTAGAAGCATGTGTAGTTATCTCGCCTTAACACCATCAACCTAGCCTTTTTGTAGGCTGTTTTGCCTCGATGGTTGCCTGCTTTGGTACTCATTAGTAATGACCTCGCTTTTTATGATGAGCCAATGCTTTACATGTATCACCAGAATACCTATGACTTATATATTTAAGGCCTAAATCTATCTGCTTAAATGGATTAGTCTCTTTCATCTTTAACAGTTGAGGTATACCAAATGCAGTACTTTTGTTATTCCGGGCTGTTGGCCGCCAGTTGCTTTCCATACGCCACAATATAACCAAGCATCTGTACTGCTTATCATCTAGTACTTTCATGTGTGCATATAACTTATATAACTCAGTATCGCTTGAATATGCAGGTAATTGGGTAGCCGCTGTGAAAACAGTAAGCGCCCCCAATAGCGTAGTAAGTCGCAGGCGAGCCATCCGCAGTTGCGGCTCGCGAGCGCGACCATAGCGTAGCACCCTAGTCAAATATCGTTTCATAGGTTGTTCACACATCTTTATCCACAGGCATGTGCATAGCCCTAATGTGTGATGCGAGCATCCTGCTAACTTCTTTTTGGCCATCCAAGAAGCCATAAGCCGATTTTAGCGAATAGCCGCAAGGGCAAGTGTGCATCCAATCCATGAGTTGATTAGGGTCAGGCTCTGGCTCAGGTTCTACATCAATGCGCATAACACCTAAGACCCCACATCCCATGCACTCCAACACGTGTACATCGGGCGGCAGGTTATCGGTAACGGTTACTATTTTGTGGCTTTGTATTTTCTTGCATATTCGGCAATTAGTCGATGCTGTTGCCATGTGTGCTACTCCTTAGATCGCTAATAGGGAATAGGTCGCGCTGAGTAACCCAGTAATTATCCTGGCCTTTATGATGAAAACAGGCCTGCCTAGCCATGCTTACAGGTATCCAACCTGCTATGTAATACGCTGGGCTGCGACCAGTTACCAATATGGCCACATCTTGCTGCCTATCGGTTTTATTTATTATCAGG